CGCAGGTGATCGGCGTCGAAGAGACGATCAAGGAGCTGCGGCGCGTCAACCCCGAGTTCCGCAAGGAGTTCAACCGGGGCGCGCGGGCCGTGCTCGCGCCGACCGTTTCCGCGATCAAGAGCCAGTACCCGCAGATGCCACTGTCAGGAATGTCCCGAACGTGGATGCCCGGCAGCTACGCCATTCTTCCGTGGCAGGTGTCGAAGGCCAAGAGCTCTGTGCGGGCAAAGGTGTCCACGCGGAAGAATCGCAACAGCGTTATCTACATCAGCCAGGGCTATCCAGCTGCAGTGATCTTTGAGACGACTACGCCGGCCAACCGGCTGGGGGCCAACATCCGGGGCCGGCACCAGCGCATAATGTGGCCAACGGTTGACAAGAACCAAGGCCAGATCACCGCCGGCATCGCGCTGCTGGTGGCCAAGGCCGAACGGACGATCCAAGGCAGGGTGCGCTAGTGGCCATCACCATCCCCATCCTCACCACCTTCAACGGCCGTGGAATCGACCGTGGTATTGCGCAGTTCCGCACGTTGGAGACGAAGGGGCAGAAGGCCGGATTCCTGATCCGCAAGGCCGCGCTTCCGGCGGCCCTGGCGCTGGGAGCCATGGGTTTGGCTGCAAAGCAGGGCGTCCAAGGAGTCATGGAGGACGACAAGGCCCTTGCCAACCTGAGCAGCACGCTGAAGAGCACCGGCAACGCGGCCAACATCACGGCAGATGGGTTCTTCAAGTACGCCAACGAGCTGCAGTCAGCCACCGGCGTGGGGGCAGATCAGATCACCCAGGGCGCGGCGCTGCTGGGCACTTTCAAGAACATCCGCAACGAGGTCGGCAAGGGCAACGACATCTTCAACCGGACCACCGTGGCCGCAATGGATCTGTCGGCAAAGGGTTTCGGGTCGCTGGAATCGGCCAACAAGATGCTGGGCAAGGCACTCAACGATCCCATCAAGGGCATCACGGCCCTGAGCCGCGCCGGCGTCACGTTCACGGAAGGCCAGAAAAAGACCATTGCCTCACTGGTCGCGTCCGGTAAGACCCTCGAAGCCCAGAAGATCATTCTCAAGGAAGTCGAATCTCAGGTTGGCGGCACATCGAAGGCCATGGGGGAAACCACTGCGGGCAGGCTCGAACGCGGCAAGCGGGCGTTCGAAGAGCTGCAAAAGAGCCTCGCCAAGGCACTGCTGCCGGCCATCGAAATGTTCGCCGGCCTGCTCACAAAGGTGTCCGGGTTCCTGCAGAAGAATGAGGGCGTGGTCAAGGTGGCAGCAGTCGCCCTTGGCGGGCTGGCCGTGGCCGTGCTGGCCGTCAACGCGGCGTTCAAGGTTATGAGCGCCGTGAGCCTGCTGGCGTCCCCTCTGGGGATCGTGCTGGCAGCAGTCGGGGCCCTTGCCGCCGGGCTGATCTGGCTGGAATCCAAGACCGGGGCCGTCAGCGCGACCTTCAAGACCCTTTACAGCTGGCTGAAAACCGTGTGGGACTTCCTTTCGCCAATCGCGGCCAGCGCGTTCGACGGGCTGAAGTCAGCGTTCACGGTCGTCAGCACGGCCGGCCAGAAGGTGTGGGACGTTCTGAAGGGCCTGTGGGGCGTCGTGAAGCCCGTTGTGGACTTCATGAAGCCGATCATGGGTGCAGCCTTCAACGGTCTGAAAACGGCCTTCAACGTGCTGTTTAACCCCGTTGAGAAGGTCAAGACCGCGCTGGCAATCATTGATCCGATCCTCAACCCCATCATCAATGCACTGAAGGCCGTGGGCAGTGCGGCGTTCAACGGCTTGAAGCGTGCGTTCGAAATCCTCGCAGTGCCCATCAACGCCGTCGCAACCGCGTTGGGCAAGGTGAAGGATCTGTGGGGGTGGGTGACGAGCAATATCCAGGGCACCGGCAATAACCCGTTCGCCCCCGGTGGCCCGCTGGCTGGGGCAGTCGGCACCCGCTCCATGGCGCTGACGCCGATGAACCTGTCGGGCGGCGCGACGACCCGCAACGCACCGATCCAGATCAACGTGCAGGCCGGGCTGGTGTCTACCCCTGACCAGGTAGGCCAGCAGATCATCGAAGCTATCCAGCGCGCCCAGCGTCGCAGCGGGCCCGCGTTCGTGGCCGCATGAGCGCGCCCACGCTCAGGGTCGAGGTCGGGTTCCAGCAGACGGCGGGCTTCGCCACGCCGTTCCAGCTGGACAACGCCACCTACGGACTGCTCGACACGGGCACCCTGGGCGGTATCCAAATGGTCGATGTGAGCAGCATGGCGCAGGCCGTGACGATCACGCGCGGCCGCAACCGGCAGACCGAATCCTTCAACGCCGGCACGGCAGCGGTGAGGTTCTACGACCCGGACCGCGACCTCGACCCGCTCAACGAGAGCTCGCCCTACTACCCCTACGTGACCCCCCGGCAGCCCATTGCCATCTACGCCAATGACATTCCGATCTACACCGGGCTGATCACCGACTGGAACATCGACTACGACATTGCCCCGGCCGGCACCGTCACCAACGCCGTCTGCGCGGACAACTTCACCGTGCTGGCCAACATGGTCATGAACGCATGGACGCCATCGCAGCAGTCCACCGGGGAGCGCATCGAGGCCGCGCTGACGCGCCCGGAGATCGAGTACCAGGGGCCGTACTACATCGACACCGGGCTTTCGACCGTTGGGGCCTACGCCGTCACGGCCGGAACCAACGTCCTGCAGTACCTGCAGACCGTCAACGCATCCGAGCTGGGCTATCTGTTCATCGACGCCACCGGCGCGCTGAGGTTCCGCGACCGCTACCCCGCTGCCCAGCCCGGCATTGGCACCGATGCCACGTTCGACTTCACCGATGATGGCACCGACACGCCGTACCAGTCACTGACCAACCAGTTCGGCGATGAGCTGCTGTTCAACTTCGTGCAGCTGCAGTCACCCGCTGGCAGTCCAGTCACCGCCGAGGACTCCGAATCGGCCGCGCTGTACCAGCTGCAGCAATACAGCAAGCTCGACCTGCTCAACAGCTCGACAGATGAGCTGCAGAACATGGCCGACTACCTGGTGGGCCAGTACGGCACGCCGGTGCTGAGGTTCACCAGCGTTGAGACGCAGCTGGCGGCGCTTGACAGCGCAAAACAGAACATCGTGCTGGGCACTGAGATCACCAGTCTGGTGTGCGTTGACAAGAGCTTCAGCACCGGCATGCCATCGACCGTGACGCAAGAGCTGGTGGTGACTGGCATCAGCCACACGATCACGCCGGGGGACCACCGCATCCGGTTCACCTTTGAGAATGTGGATCAGCGGCCGTTCTTCGTGCTCGACAGCGCCACCAACGGCGTGCTGGACTCAAACCTCATCGCGTTCTAGGGGGCGCTCTCATGGCATGGACGACAATTCCAACATTCGTCGCCGGGCAGGTTCTGACGGCTGCTCAGATGAACGCAGTGGGCGGGGACCTCAATGCCCTGCGCGGGGACTTTGATCGGTCCACCTATTCGGCGGGCAATCTGACGCTGAACAGCACTGCCTGGGCGAATCTGTCCGGGCCTGCCGACCTGACGCTTGCGGCCAGCAGTGGGGACGTGATTGAGGCGTCCATCTCCCTTCTCTGGGGTAATGAGGCCGTTACCGGTTATCTCGACGTCGTGACCGTTGTTTCCGGCAGCCCCGTTAACGCCCTTTCCACGGGCGCAGCACCAGCAGCCGGTGACCTTGGCGTCCTCTGCTGGTATGGAACGTCGTCAATCCTCATGCCCGCTGGCGGCAGCGTTTTCTACACCCTGGCAGCTGGCGACATCAGCGGGGGCAACGTGACTTTGCGGCTGCGATACCGGACCCTAACCGCTGCCAATAAGACTGTGTACGGAGGAGCAACGACCGTGCAACAGTTCGCGGCTCGCAACCACGGACCCGTTCAGGTGTAGGCGGTATGTCCCCCGATGAGGTGCAGGGCCTCAGGCAGGACATTCGTGAGCTGCGCGAGCAGCTGCACAAGATCGAGGAACTGCAGCAGCAGGCCAACGGCCGCACTGGCAAGGTTGAATCGCGCGTGTTCGAGCTAGAGCTCTGGCGGGCCCGGTTCCAGGGCGTGGCCGCCACCTCGCGCGTGGCGTGGCTGCTGGCCGGCGGGGCAGTGACGGGTATCGTGGTGGCCATGGTGAACAACGCATAGGGGAGCGTGATGATCAGCAACGGACAAAAGACGCTGCGCAAGGCGTCCAAGTACCTGGGGGCCATGGAGTCCCCGCCGGGGTCGAACAGGGGCAAGGGCATCATCGACGACTGCCAAGCCCTCTACGGCCTGCAGGGCGTCCCCTGGTGCGCGTGCTTCGTGGGCTACTGCATCGCGGAATCCGACGCCGACGCGGCATACAAG